ACTGCTACTAATTCCACCCTAACCGTACTCTCAAATGCTAGCTGTGTGGTCTACATAGCCGGCACGCTAGGCGCTGCGACCCTTTACAGCGACAACGGCGTCACGCCGCTGGCTAACCCTTTTCTTTCATCTGCCACTGGGCGGATTGACTTCTACGCTGCCAACGGGCGGTATGATGTGGTCGTGTCTAAGGTTGGCTATCTGTCTGTCACGATCAGTGACATCGAGCTGGACGACCTCCTAGCCCCCTCTGGCAGCAACAGCGTGGGCTATTTGCCTGCCGGCACTGGTGCTGTTGCCAGCACGGTCCAGACCAAGCTGCGCGAGAGCGTGAGCGTCAAGGATTTCGGGGCGGTGGGGAATGGGGTGACAGACGATACGGCGGCGTTCACCGCGTTTCTTGTTGCGGGCGGCGGCGTGGTTACCACGGGCACTTACATTGTCGGCGCGGTAACGGTAAGCGCAACTGTTAAAGTGACCTGTTTAAAATCCGCCATTATTAAGCAAAAGTCTGGCACTGCATCAGCAAACTGGATTACGTTTACTTCTGGCGCAACCAACTCAGAGTGGTCTGGCGGGGCGTTTGACGGCAATAAAGCCAATCAGACATTTAGCACCGCCGTTGCTGCGATTCGACTAACTACTGTCTCGGGCGTAAAAATTAACGCAACGATTCAAAACACAATTTGCAACCCCATCACCACCACTGACTGCGACCGGCTGAACTTGCAGTTGTTTACAGACAATTGCAACGGCGTTGCGTCTTTGGCTCGCTCTGACGATTCAGACGTATCTATCAGGTCTAAGGGCGTAAACAACAGCGGGCAAGCAATTTTTCAACACGCGGTAGATTATTCGGATTTTACCAATAGCCGCTTGTCAGCCGTGGTCACCGGACAAGTAGGCGATGCGTCCGGGTTAAGCGCCTTTGCGAGTGGCATTACCTTGATTCGCAACTCAAGATGTCATTACTCGCTGCTTAGCTACACAGAACACGCTACGGTTGCGGTGTACACGTTGGGAGTGTCTTTTGTGGGCGGCGTCAATTGCACCGGGGACGCAATTTTTGTGGAGAAAGCAAGGCAAGCACTAGAGTTTGCTGGGCTGCAAAATTCTGTCTTTGCGTCAGTTTTTATTGACGGCAAATACTGGACAACGACGGCGACGCCTTCAGCCGACTCGTTAACCGGAATCATTATTCATAGCGGCGCTCAATATGCCCCGTCGGCGGTATCCGCGGCGAATAGCGGCACAAGTGGCGTGCATATTGGAGTTTGCAAAATATTGCGCTGCGGGACTGGGGTTTATGACAATACCGGCGGCGTTATTTTTGGAACTCTTAGCAGCAAGGGCAACACGCTGGATGGCTATCGATCGCTTAGAGTGGCATCCAATACTGCCTATTTCCCCGGATCAACTTCACCGCAAATAGAAAAGCCAGTTCTCGGCACGGTCGTTTTGACTGGCAATGGCCGCGCAGGGGTTATGCTCGACGATTGCCAATTCGGTCTGTCAATCGCCGGGGGAGTCATTGCCAATAATGGGCAAGATGCCACTTATACCGCAATCCAACGCGCCGGCTTGTCGATGCAAACTGCGGGCCTGAAACAAAAAATCATTGTCAGCGGGTGCGATATATTTGACTCCCAAACCTACACAAAAACTTTAGCCGCCACTTATAACCCCGGCGTAACCGACGTAAAAAATCAGTTTCAGTTTTCCGCGCTCTCCCCCGGCCTGTTTGATATAGGCGAAAGAATTACGTTAACTGACGTATTAACCGGGCCGGCAAGCGCCACGGGTAAGATTGTTGACATAGATAAAGACGAGTTCACCGTAGAGTTTGCAGCAGCAACTACTTTTGTAGATCTGTTGTCAGCGTCAACAGGGACGGTTTCAAGCAGTGGCGTTACGCTAACTGGTGTTGGGACGCTTTTCACGACGGAGTTAATAGGCCGCTGTTGGATTAAGGCTGCGGGAGAATACCGTCAGATTATGAAAGTTACGTCAAACACGGTGGCTACCTTGTCAGCCGCGTTTGGCACTCCTCTGTCAGGAGCTGCGTACTCTCGCATTCGCGCTAACATTGTGGGGATTCCGTCGCAACAATACGGCGTGTACTGGGACGCAAATGCCACAGGCATTAACCTCGGCGCAAACAATTATGCCGACAATGTTGTTGCGAATATGGGCGGATCTGGCACGCCAGCGTCACTGCCAGAAGTCCACCAAGGCGGCGCAGAACTAACCGTGCTCCAGTCTGGGACTTTTGCCGCGTCCACCGTAACAAACGTGTACGGCTCTATCCCGCCGGGGTATGAAATAGTCGGGTATCGGTTTCAAATAACCAGCGCGGTCACGGGGACTACCGGAAGCTCTATCGGGCTATCGCTTTCCGGCGGTTCGACACAAGTATTAGGGAGCGGAATCGGCGTTACCTTAAACACCAAAAATGAAGGCAATGTCGTCCCTGAGCGCCTAACAGCCAGCACACAACTCCGCGCAACTTTCTCAGGCGGCGCGGATAACGTGCCAGACGGCGGGACGTATAGGGCGGAGCTTAGAGTTCGTCGAGCGTCCTTTGCCGCTTTTGCGAGCGTGTAAGCAATGATTAACGACCTGTTTGAACCACCGCCAACATGGTATGAAATACTTGTCATGACCAACCTCCAGCACCTTCTAATCGCCGTCCTGCTCCAAGCCTTCATCGGCCTAACCACCGGCAACTGGTGGGCCGGCGCTGCACTGGCCGCTGGCATCTTCATCGGTCGCGAGCACGCGCAGGCTGAGTACCGGTGGATCGAACAGGTGGGCGAGCACAAGCGCGCCAACCTGCATCCGTGGGACGCGCTGGAGCCGAAGATGTGGGATTTCCATAGCTGGTTTTGGAACCTGTCGCTGCCTATAGTGGCCGTGCTTGCAATTGCGGGGGTATCACAATGGCTATAATCGTCCCAACGACTAGCTTCACGGTCAACACCACCGCTGGCGACCAGATTAACGGCGCGCTGCGGCTTATCGGCCAGCTAGCCGAAGGCGAGACACCCTCGCCCGAGACTTCTGCCGATGCCCTGACGGCGCTTAATCAGATGCTGGATTCGTGGAGCATTGAGCGGCTGGCGGTTTACACCACCTACGATCAGAGCTTTACATGGCCCGCCAACACCGCTACCCGCACGCTGGGACCTAGCGGTAATTTCGTGGGCAACCGGCTGACCCTCATTGATGACGCTACCTACTTCCGAGATCCCAGCAGCGGCGTGTCGTTTAACGTCCAACTGGTCAACCAGCAGCAGTACAACAGCATTGCGCTGAAGACGGTCACCAGCACCTACCCGCAGATTCTGCTGTCCGACCAGACCTATCCCGACACCACGCTGACCACCTATCCGGTCGCAACGATGGCGCTGGAGTGGCATTTTTTCTCGATGATCCCACTGCAAACCGCTGCCTCGCTTTTCACCGTGCTGGAGTTCCCATCCGGCTACCTGCGGGCGTTTCGCTACTGCCTTGCCTGCGAGCTGGCCCCTGAGTTCGGCGTCGAGCCATCGCCCACCGTGGGGCGCATCGCGATGACCTCCAAGCGCAACCTTAAGCGTATCAACAACCCGTTTGACTTGATGGCAATGCCCTACGGCATTACCGGCACCCGCGAGCCTTACAACGTTTTCAGCGGCAACATGTAATGCGCTCGCCAATTCTTGGGCAAGCGTATACGGCCCGCAGCATCAACGCTGCCGACAACCGTTGCGTTAACCTGTTCCCGGAAGCCACCCCCGAGGCCGGCAAGTCAGCCGGGTTCCTCAACCGTGCGCCCGGCCTGCGCTTGCTGGCTACTGTCGGCGCTGGGCCTATTCGCGGGCTGTGGACGTTTGGTGGTTACGGCTACGTCGTGTCAGGTAGCGAACTCTATAAACTCGACACCGCGTATAGCGCGACCCTGCTGGGCAGCGTTAGCGGCAGCGGCCCGGTGAGCATGGCGGATAACGGCACCCAGCTATTCATCGCCTGCAACCCGCTGGGTTACATCTACAACGCGGGCACCAATGTGTTTGCGCAGATTAGCGACCCTGACTACGCGGGCGCGGTATCGGTGGCCTACCTTGACGGCTACTTTGTGTTCAATCAGCCCAACTCGCAGATTTTTTGGATAAGCCAACTTCTCGACGGCACCTCAGTCCAGCCGCTGGACTTTGCCAGTGCTGAAGGCTCGCCGGACGGGCTGGTCACTCTGATCGTAGACCACCGAGAACTCTGGCTGTTTGGCACCAACTCGGTCGAGGTGTGGTACGACTCCGGCAACGCCACCTTCCCCATCGAGCGCATCCAAGGCGCGTTCAACGAAATCGGCTGCGCTGCCGCCTACTCGGTCGCCAAGCTGGATAACGGCATATTCTGGCTAGGGTCCGACGCCCGCGGCAACGGGGTGGTCTATCGCGCCAACGGCTACACCGGCCAGCGGGTGAGCACGCACGCGGTCGAGTTCGCCATCCAAGGCTACGCCGACCTGAGCGACGCCATCGCCTACACCTACCAACAGGAAGGTCACGCTTTCTACGTCCTGATTTTCCCTAGCGCGGGCGCTACTTGGGTCTATGACGTATCGACCAACTCATGGACCGAACGCGCCGGCTTCGCGGCTGGTTCATTCACCCGCCACCGCTCGAATTGCCAGATGAACTTTAACGCTGAAATCATCGTGGGTGACTTCGAGAACGGCAACATTTACGCCTTCGACCTGGACGTGTACGCCGACAATGGTGCCGAACAAAAGTGGCTGCGCTCATGGCGTGCGCTGCCGGCCGACACCAACACCCTAAAACGCACCGCCCAGCACAGCCTCCAGTTGGATTGCGAGACTGGCGTGGGCTTATCGACTGGGCAGGGCAGCGATCCGCAGGTCATGCTGCGCTGGTCAGACGATGGCGGGCACACTTGGTCGAGCGAGCACTGGCGCTCGATGGGGCCAATTGGTGCCTTCGGCACACGCACTATCTGGCGCAGGCTCGGGATGACGACCAAGATTCGTGACCGGGTTTACGAAGTCAGTGGCACCGACCCAGTCAAAGTTTCAATCATGGGCGCTGAACTAGACGTCACCGCGACCAATGGCTAATCCTCCAACCAACATCCCGGCACCCCGCGTTGGGTTCATCGACCCGCGCACCGGACTGATGGCGCGGGAATGGTATCGATTTTTCTTCCA